GCAGCGTCAGATGTGTATAAGAGACAGGGATCGACGCGGCCACCGACCTCGACTGCCTCATCGTCCGCAACCACCACGGCGCGCTCTGCGGATACGTCGGCGTGGCTCCCGACCACGACTGGTGGGGCTTCGGCTACAGCGAATGCCTCAAAGACTGCGGCAAGGATTGGTGTGACCACTCGCCCGACCAGCAGATGCAGGTGCACGGTGGACTGACATATGCCGCCGACTGCTCCGGCAACGAGGAGACAGGCATCTGTCACGTCCCGGCACCGGGACGTGAGCACGACGTGTGGTGGTTCGGGTTCGACTGTTCCCACTGGCGCGACGTGGCTCCCGGGATGCCCTCGACGTTCTTCCCGGGCATGAGTGGTGATGCCGTCTATCGCACCGTCGAATATGTCAAGGATCAGTGCGCCAACCTGGCCCGCCAGTTGGCTGAGGTGCAGTCATGACCGGCGCAGAGGGGCGCATCACGGGCCGAACACACCGCGCCGTCCACTTGCTGACGGCTGTCGCTCTCCTCGCACTCGTGGTCCTCGTGCGGCTACCCACCGGCGCCGATGACCTTGACCGTCTGTGCACGACGATCGTGGTCCTGTCGTCCGAGGTGCCCCCGCCTGTGATCGAGGCCGCGAAACAGGCATGCCCATGAACGAGCCACGGCCACGAACCTCAAAGAGTCCCAGCGTCTACGAGCAGATCGTTTCATCAAGACCCGGTCTCTACCAACCCGGTTCCTCTGCCTTGATGGTTCGGAACTGGTATCGCGACCACTGCTCCCGATCGTTCTACATCGAACCGTTCTGCTGGGGGCTTGGCGTGATGTGGGATGAAATCGAGTTCGAGTGGCACGTCGGACCGTTCTACCTGTGGTGGGGGCGGTCATGAGCGACATGCCGGACACCTTGCCCACCATGTCGTGCCCACGATGCGACTACACCGTGACGGACTTCGACGGGTTCCCGTTCTCGTTCTGCCCGATGTGCCGGTGGTGTGCCCACGACTCCATCAGCGGCGACGTCTGTGATGCGTGTGGTCAGACCATCGTTGAGGAAGGGACGGCGGACGAAACCAGCGATGCCGGGCAGGGCCTGCAACTCACCATCCACGACCCCGTGGACGGAACGACCGACACGATCACCATCCCGATGCATGACTACTTCATCATCGCCACGGGCGACTGCCGCGTTGACGTTCAGGCCTACCCCACCACCGGCACACACGTCCTCACAGTCAAGGGGCGTCGCCGATGAGCGCCAGAGACGACGGCATGAACGGCAACTATCAGTCGACCATCGTCATGCCGTCACGGGCCTGCACCAACGGCAACCACTGGCACTGCCACATCGGACAGTGGTACTTCGTGGACGTGCCAGATTGCTCGTGCCCGTGCCACCAGGACGCCAACATCCGCACATGCGTTTGCGTCGAAGATCACCAGCGTCTGGTCGTTGACCGGGATCACGCCCGGGCACTGGCAGGTGACCAATGAGCGCATCGGTGAGACGAGAGATTCGTGCGGAAGTCGCGGCGACCTTCGACCGGATGGCCGAGGAAATCCTGACAGGGGAGAGCGCGAAGGTCGCGTATGCCGGCAAGGAGTGGGCCGGCGCCATCCCGATGGCGGTGCCCGTGGACATCACCCGCAACGAGATCCACTGGATGCAGACCCGAATCGACAGGGTCATGGACCTGACCAAGAGGATCGCCAAACAACACCGGGGCGACTTGCCCGAGATCCTAAATCAGCAGTCCCGTGAGGTCCGTCGTGCCGCGACCGCTATCCGTGACGAGCTGGACATCGAGGCGAGGTCATGAGCGCCAGAGAAGACGGCCTCTCCTTCGGGGACAAGGTCCGCATTCAGGCGGTTGTCGGACGTCGGCGGCGATTCCAGACCAGACAAGGGGACCAGGTCGTCGTCGGTCACTTCACGGTCGACGTCGGGCACGGACGGCGACCCGATGCCGCCCTGTCTCGCTACTGGCCCACAGAGCCCGAGTTGTCCCAACTGGAAGTGATCCGCGAAGCAGGCGGGAGACCGATGGGTCTGCGCTATCAGCCACCGGACACCCTCGTTGACCTTGTGCGCATACCAATAGACGTCCTGCACGTTGGAAACACGGGGGTAGTGATCGGACGCACCCACAGGCACGCCGGACGTGTCACTTCCGAGGGGGATGTCGGGAACGTTTGGACAAGCACGGGAGCCGTTCCTGTCTTCACGGTAGCGATGAACTCCGATGCACAGTCATGCATCTACGACGTGCACCCCGACGACCTTGAGGTGGCGGCGTGAGCGCGGGTAGGGCGTGCTCCCCCAAGCCGAGATGTGTCCACGTCGACTGTGACAAGACCATCTGGACACGCCACCTCTGCTACCGCCACTACACCGAACTCCTCACCGGCCACACCCCCACCACCGTCATCTTCCTCGACGTGGAACCGATGCGTCGCTGGATGTGCCGACTTGACGTGAAAATCTCACTCATGGGTCCGGCGCTGGCGAGAGCCTGGCAGCGGGCCTGCCGCTCGGGCCAGATCTCCGAGGATCATGCCGACCGCATCGCCCGTGTTGCCCTCGGGATGGTCGTGGAAGACATCTACGGCTGGGACACAGAGGTGGCCTCATGAGCCGCTCCCTGGTGCGTGTGCTGTTCACGTCGTCGCCACCCGACGCCCTCGAACGCGTCCACCACCACGCCCGGTCCATCCGCAGAGCCACAGGCGTCGTCACCGCCGTGTGCGGCGCAACCCGCAAGCCCATCCCCAACCCGCGGGCCCTGCCCTGCTGCCCGCTGTGCCAACTCGCCCACCCCGTCCGCTGTCCGGGAGCCACCAAGTGACCGACTACGAAATCGTCTACCTCGGACCGCGTGCCCCCGACCCGTGGCTCATCGCCGGACCACCCAACCCGCACATGGGCATCGACTCTGCCCGCCGCGTCGTCGGACGCTCAGACACCGTCGAAGGTGCAGTCCTCATCCACGCCGCGTTCGCCGCTCTGCCCGCCCCGCTCGAACCCGCAGATAGGCCGTTCTGATGTCAGACCTTGCCACGTCCCTCGAAGACCACCTCGAACACGCCACCGCACCTGCCGACCTCGGCGGCGGCGAACGGTTCTTCATCAACGACGAATCGTCTGCCGAATGGGCCGCACGGAAACTGTCACGCGCCCAAGCCCGCCTCACCGAGATCAACGACCTCGCATCGGAACAGATCCACCGGATCAACGACTGGGCCGACGACGTCCGCAAGGACCCGGACCGCGACGTCGAGTTCTTCACCTCGCTCCTCACCGACTGGCTCCGCAAGGTCCGCCAGGACAACCCGGACACCAAGTCGATCAAGCTGCCGTCCGCAACAATCAAGTCGCGTGCAGGCCGCACCACGGTCGAAGTGGCAGACGAGCAGGCGTTCATCGAGTGGGCACTCCTCAACGACGAGTGGCTGGTCACCACGAAGCGCACCGCGAACAAGCGCGCGCTCGGGGAGTGTCCCGCGACGGACGACGGCCACATCGTCCATGAGGACACGGGCGAGGCCATCCCCGGTGTCGGTGTGGTCCACGGCCAGACGTCCTACACCGTGGAGGTCACCAAGTGACCCAACTCCGCAAGCTCGCCACCCCCATCCCCGACCGGTTCCTCACGACGTCGGGGAAGGGCATGACTGCCGTGGACCACACGGTCGTGACACAGATGCTTCACCTTCACGTACCTGGCTGGTCGTTCGAACTGGTCGAGATCCTCCGCAGCGACGTCCCCGAGTTCACCGACCGCAAGAACAAGACCTACCCGGGCGGCTACTTCATCACGGGCTGCGTGTTCCGGCTCACGGTCGACCTGGACGGGCACCGGACGGTCATCGAGGAGGCTGGCGGGCTGGAGAACGCGGCGATGACGGACGGCGATGGGAAGCGGTTGAAGAAGGCCGCGTCTGATGCGCTCAAGCGGGCGGCTATGCGGATCGGGTTGGGGCTGCATGTGTGGGCACAAGCCAGCTACTTCCTCGACCGTGCCCTCGACAAGCAGGCCGAACAGGACACCACATGATCACCCTTGAGGACATGTCCAGCGAGATGAAACGCCTGTCCGACTCAATCGACAAAGCCCTCGGGTCGCTCCACCAACAGGCCAAGCAACTGGCTGATGCCGAACACGCCTACCGGAAAGCCATCGCGGTGGCGTGGCTCGAGGTCCGACGTGCCGACGAGGGCACCGCCGCCGACAAGGACGCACAGGTCAAGTCCATGACCGCGGACCTGCGCCAGACCCGAGACCTGGCCGACGGGCTGCGTGTGGCGGCGTTGGAAGCGATCCGGTCACGCCGAACACAGGTGTCTGCATTGCAGTCGCTGATGAACGCACATCGTGCTGAAGCCGAAATTGCGAAGTACGACGGAAGGCCGGGAGCATGACCCACGTTCTCGACATCGACCTGGACACCGTCCCCGTCCGTGGGATGAACGCCCACGACCACTGGCGCAACCGAGCCAACCACTCCAAGTTGGTCCGAACCGCCGTGGCGTGGCTCGCCAAAGCCCACATGCCCACACCGGTGTTCGACAACGGACCCATCACCATCTCCATCACCCTGCTCGCACCCGACCGGCGCCGACGTGACCCCGACGGGATCGCCGCCACCGCGAAACCCATCATCGACGCGCTGGTCGACGCCGGCTGGTTCCCCGACGACTCCTGGCACCACGTCGAGTCCGTCACGTACTCGACGTTCCCTGCTGCTGACATGGCACAGCAGCCCGGGTGGGTCGTCGCCGTCGCCTACGCCGACGTGAAGGCCGCCTAGTGGCCTACATCGAGTCCCACCAAGAACTGCGCCAGTCACCCAAGGTGAGGCGTGCCGCACGCCTGCTCGACGTCCACGAAGCCCAGATCATCGGCCACCTCCACATGCTGTGGTGGTGGGCCGTGGACCACGCCTTCGACGGAGACCTCGCCGAGTTAGACCACCTCGACATCGCAGACGCAGCAGGATGGGACGGCGACCCCGACCTGTTCGTCCAGGCACTCATCGACTGCGGCCCCGGCAACAAGTCCGGATTCGTGGACGTGACCGACGACGGGATGGTCCTCCACGACTGGTCGACCTATACCGACGTGCTCGCTTCTGCACGTGAAGGAAGCGCGAAAGGCAACCACAAGAGGTGGCACGTCGCACGTGGTCGGACCAACCCCGACTGCGAATACTGCTCAGAACTGCCACACACGGACGTTCTGATCGCCCCCGATATCCCACCCGATTCCCCCCCGATGTCCCCAACCCGTCGGGGGGGATATCCACCAGACCAGACCCAACCAGACCAAACCAAGAACCCCCCTTCGTCGCCTGACGGCGACCAGCACGACTCCGACGGCGAGATTCACACCGACGACCCACCGGAAACCGCCACAGACCAAGCAGCCGAACAGTTCGAACAGTTCGAACACTTCTGGACCGCCTACCCGCCACGCAACGGCAAGAAGATCGCCAAAGCCAAAGCACTCACCCAATGGCGAAAACTCACACTCGAGCAACGACGGCAAGCCACCAGGGGCGCACGCAACCTCGCCGTCTCGGACCAGCTCCCCAAGGACGCCCACCGGTTCCTACGACGTGACACGGGCGGGGAGTTCCCGTTTGACGACTGGCAACAGCCTGCCGCAGCAGAACCCGGCGCAAGGGCCGATGTGGATCGGTGCGGGTGGTGTGGTCAGCCGACCGACGAACACGACCAGGAAACCCACGACCACATCGTCCACCAAAGGCAAATCGCATGAAGATGATCCCGCTTCGAATCAGAACAGGGCTCAAGAAGACCGAGGAAGGCTGGGTCGTGATCGTCAACATGTCCGGACGAGAGTACGAATCGCGTCCGTTCGAGACTGAGGCCGAGGCCGAACTGGCCGCCTACAAGACGGCGCACGAACTGCGTAAATCGTTTCGCAAGAATGACGACGCCAACCAGTCAGCACGCGCATGAGTGTCGTGACCGAAAAGTGGCAGTGGCGGATCTGGCAGTCGTGGTGGAACCGAGACGGCGAATGCGGCATGGTCCTCCACCAACACCGCACCACCACAGCACCGAAGGACGTCCCCGACGACAATGCGCCGCCACCCGTGGTCCCGTTCCTGGGGTTCGCGTCCATCGGTGAGGCCAGACGTGGTTGGAGGGCAGCCCGTGAGGGCTTGTGGGTCCCGAAGGCGGCGGTCCGTGCCCACATGTCGCCGGTGATGCAGTACGTGTCTCGCGGGTCGGGGTGGGAGTATGAGGAGGCCCTGCCCGACACGACGGACGTGTGGTTCGGGGATCACGTGAAGCCGTCGAAGCTGTCATCCAACGAGTGGGACGACAAGATTGCGGCCCTGCCGTCCTCGACGTGAACGGGGACGGCTCGTCCCACCTCATCGACAGCGCGGACGCACTCGGCAACTTCGTGCGCGTCAACGCAGAAGAAGCGTCGATGTACCGCATTTCGGCAGTGAGCGGCGATGCGCTCGCCAGCGCCAGAATCAACGACGCATTCTCGGACGACACCGAAGCCTGACACGGAGGGAGCACAACACCATGTACGCGAATCGAACGATCAACGACCTTGTCGGTCGGGTCCACGACTACTCGCCGGATGAATTGGAGACGATGCTGGATCAAGTCCAAGCGGACCAGTCGTGGCTCACCTCCGAGAACGACCGCATCCTGCGCGTCATCGGCCGCTACGGCCTGCGCCACGACGAGGACTGCACAAACGAGGCAGAAGAAGGTGAGGGACCGTGCGACTGCGGCCTCGAAGCCTGTCTGCTGCACCTCCCCAACCCTGACCGACCTGCGGGAATGAGCCGAGAGTCCGGCCTCGCACCGCGTACCCGCGACGGAGCCTGTGTGCTCTGCGGATCGCACTGAACCCAGATGAGGAGCACTACACCAATGAACGCTTACCACTGCGACGGCTGCCGCACGTACATGACCGGCGGTATGCCAAAGTTCACCATCATCCCGAACCTGCGGTTGATGTCTGATCCAGAGGAGTGGCACGCCTGCTCCGACGACTGCCTCGTCCTTGCGGCGTCGAGGATTGCCTCCTCACGCGACCTCGGAAGCACACGCACCGACGCCTGAACCCAATGAGAGCGATACACCATGACTGACAAACTGATATCCGTGTTCGACATGACACGCGACCCGCGCCTGCGCAAACTGTTCGCCTACCGGCCTGTGGAATGCGCCGCAGGCCGGTAGCGACCCTTCCACAACGCCAAGGAGCACACGATGCACGAACTGAGAACCAACCTCCTCTCCAAGATCGAGACGTGCGACAGGGCGCTCCGCTGGACCGAAGCTGAGAGCAGGCGTGGCTGGTTGGGACAGCGCGCCGCCTACGTCAGCATCCTCGATTACGTCGAGGGGCACATGATCCGCGACGGACTGCTGGACAAGGCCACCGACCCCGGCGACCCACCCGTGCCGACTACATGGGATGCCTAACCCCCGGAGGGAGCACTACACCATGACCACGACCCCCATCAAGAAGCGCGACAGGTGCGATTACTGCGGCTATGTCGAACCACTCGGCTCATCGGGTTTGTGCTCAGATTGCGGCGGGTGCTCAGATTGCGGCGCTCCGTGGGAGCGGCCGCAAACGTCCCGTTGTGACCGTTGCGGCCAGCTTTCGGACGAGATGAACGGCGAAGTCTGCACGTCATGCGACCGCGATCTGGCGTATGCCGACGAGCCCGACTACGTCGGCACCGACCACGACCCGTGGCACGTCAGGTAGTGGAGGTTCTGACTTGCCCCAACGACACCACGAAAGGAGGACAGGATGGGACTCACGACATGGATAGTCGCACTGATCGTGGCTGCCGCGCTCACCCCAGTTGCGGTGACGCACCCGAGGAGCCGTAGCCCTCGCGGAAGCCCCCGAATCGCCCCCGTGCCACGGGTTGCCCTCACCGCACGAGGTTGGATCGTGAAGGGTTTGTGCGCCCGAGCACGCGACTACTGAGCACCACGCAGGAAACGGGCAAGACCAGGTGGGGCTGCGACTGATCATCCAGCCCCACCGACCCCGATAGACCCAAGTACCGACCGCCCAGGAGCCACACCATGCCACCCGGATGCACAGCCTGCGGCCTGATGCACGACACGCCCGCATGTCCCGTGAGACCCAGCGACCCGGTCAATCACCCGCCCCACTACACCGACCACCCGTCCGGCGTGGAGTGCATCACCATCACCGAGCACATGGGCTTCAACGTCGGCAACGCCATCAAATACCTCTGGCGTGCCGACGCTAAGGGCGACCCGATCGAGAACCTGCGGAAGGCCGCCTGGTACGTGGATCGTGAGATCTCACGACGAACCGCCACCGGATAGACCCAAGCACTCGACCGCCCAGGAGACATCGAAAATGGAACTCACCTGCTGCGTCTGCCACTTCGGAGGCTGGCTCCTCACCGAAGACGGCGACGACCACGACATGAGCGCCCTGACCGTCATCAACGGCATGGCTGTGTGCGAAGCCCACAGCGGTATCCAAAGCATGGAGGGCTTCCATAGCTACATCGCCAAGGTCAGTCGGAGTCTCGGCGATGGCTACCCCGAACCATCCGAGTGACGACTATCCGAAGGACGCGAAGATGAGCAGAGAACACGCTGGTCAATGGCAAGCGGTGACGCGATGCGTCGAGTGCGGATGGGTCACCGACAAGGAGGTCAAGTGGTTCGACGTCTTCTTCGTCACCGCCTGCCCAGGATGCGGTGAACCGAACCGCAGCGGCATGTTCGCCGGCGGCACCTCGCTGTTCGAGGGGCTGATCGCCCGACCTATCCGCGTCGGCATCTTCCGTCGGTTCGATCGGTGGGAGTTCAAGCCTGACTCCGGCCGGTAGCACCAGCCCCAACAACAACTCAGGAGAGGACACACCATGAGCGAGAAGGCCGCTGACCATCTGCTGCACTACGGCATCGACCTGATCCACAGGTCCCCGTGGGAGGGCACGGCCCAGCCCATCCTCGAATGCCTCGGCGTCGACGGACGCCCCTGCCGTGACGGCGACATCGCCGACGACTGCGACGGGTGGGAATGGGACACGCAGGAGGACGACGACTGTCCTGTGGCCGGATCGTGGCACTGGGACGGCAACCACTACCACCCGGACGGCTCCGCGACCTGCACGCTGCATGACTGGCTCGACAACGACGGCGCACGGTGGACCACTGACCCCGCCCCCTCGTGGGTCGAGACAACAGACGATGCGAGGGTCACCGGCCCGGTGCCGATCTGGGTGGATTGGGACCACGACGGCCCCGTGTTCCACCTCACCTCCCAACCAAGGAGCACCTGATGTCATGGAAGTGCTACGTCCACTTCGAGCCGGCGACCCGGCAGAACCACATCTACATGGAGCAGGAGCCGCCGCACGCCGATGGCCGCTACGCGTTCGACGGCGAGAGCGTCGAGTTCGTGGCGAGCTGCTGCGCGTCCAAGCCAATGCTGCGGCTGGACCACGACATGACCAAGGCCCTGCTCGAAGGGTTGGCAGCCGAGCACGCGCTGCCGCCGACAAACGATGACCTGCGTGATGCGCTCGACGTCGAGCGTGACCGTGTCGATCGGGTGCTGACAATGCTGTTGATGAAGGATGCGCCATGATCCGCCGACCACACCGAGACTGCTGGACCGGCGACGGCTACGAGCACGACTGTCACAAGCCCAGCGGCCGGACCTGCCTCGACTGCGATCAGCCCGCAGGGACGCCGTGGGGACCGTACTGGTGCCCGCCGTGCGACGTGATCCGACTCGACAGGATCAGCACCAGCCTCGGCTCGATGCTCGCTGACCTCAACGGCCGGTAGCACCAGCCCCATGAACGACTACACCAAGGACCTGACGATGAACCCCTGGGACAAGATCACAGGCACCCCGAAGCCACGCGAAGACCTACGTGTTCTGGTCCACGCCGCGACGCTCCTCCGCGTCTCTGCCGAAGACCTACGTGTTCTGGTCCGCGCAGCTGACAACTACTTCACCGAGTACGGCTCAGACGACGATGTCCGAGCCGCCTCACGGGCAGCCGAAGCCATCGGCGTTTCCTTCGTCCGTGACCACAACCTCCAAGGCCGGTAGCACCAGTTCCCCTGCACCAACACCGAAGGACCACGCCATGACCACACGGTTTCTCTGCCCGATCCTCCGATGCTACTGGTATCACGAACGCCCAGCAGCCCCAGACCCGATGGCCCTAGCGAGCGTGTTCGGTGTCGGGACCATCGCTGCCACGGGCGCATACGCGCAATCGGCCGACACGGAACAGGCCATCGCCGAGCACCTGGACACGCACAGCGTCCTTGAGTTCGTCCAGACGATCAGCGAGGAACGACAGAAGGCCACCGCCTGGCTGGTCGCCATCGACGTCGCGCTCACCGGCGCGAACGGTGAGATGCCTGCTGACGTCGGATCGGCGCTGACCAACGCCCGCGAGGCGCTGAACTGGTTCCACGCCGCGATGTTCAACGAGGGCCGATAGCCAGCCACAACGCACGTCTCCCAACACACCGAAGGACCGAGCGTGAAGATCGACATCCAAATCACAAAAGAACGCGACCGCGCAGTCCGCGCACTCGGAATCATCCACGCCGGCCTCACCCACCTCACCGCCGCCACCCCCATCCCCCAACCCCCAACCACCCACGTCCGCATCACCAAAACCGCCATCTCCAACCCCACCGCCAACAACGTCGAAGCCCACCTCCACCAAACCCAACAAATCCGCAGCCGCCTCCGACACGGCCACCCCCTCACCACCGCCGGCACCACCATCGGCCACCAAACCGGACTCGCCGACGACCTCAACCACATCAACAACGACCTCGGATACGACCTCGACGTCGACGTCCACCACACCAACGACCACGACACCAACGCCCACCTCGTGGCCGCCTACGACCGCACCGCACAAAACATCACCAACGCATGGATTCACCGTCTCCTCTCCGACGACCAAGCCACATTCGCCGCCCAACGTTTCCGCGATCTCCACGAAGACCACATCCGCTGGTGCCTCAACCGCATCTACGACCGCATCCCCCTACTCCACCCAAATGCAGGCCAACGGCCACGCACCTGCAACTGCGACGCCACCAACTGCATCGACCACCAACCAGGACAATGCCAAGACTTCGCCGGGGGACGCTGCCGACGTTGCCGTTACCGCGACCGTAAAGCCGAAGCAGCCTGAACCCAAGGAGCACAACATGAACACCTATCCGAAGATCGACACCTGCGGAACTTGCGGACAGGCCGCGACGGGATTCGCCTCAATCGGAGACACGCGCCACTGCCACGTCGACTCCGACCCGTCCCCAACCTGCTACCAGAGTGCGCTACAGGAACTCGTTGATACGGCGATCGCAGCAAAGTTAGAGCGCATCCGCGGCGCGATGTCCGAGGCCGAGAGGAAAGCAACGACCGAGGCCGACTGGCACAACCACAACCGAAAGAACCCATCATGGGACACACCCACATGAGCGACACCGCCGAGCACATGCCCACCGAAGTTGCTTGACGTCGGCACGCTCGTCGTGTTCAATTCCCTATAGTCAAACCAATGCGCCCGAAGACACACCGTCTCGGGCGCATCGTCATGTCCCAAGCATCGAGGACACCCGATGAAGCCGGCCACCGACCACACCTGACCATGCCAAAACCCGCCCACTACCGCGGCACCTACCACGTCGACTCCCGCAACGTCCGCAACGCAGCCAACGCCAACCCACACACCCGCTGCCGACGCTGCCACCAAACCGCCATCCCCGGCGACCCCTGGGAAGCCGGACACATCCGAGACGGCGACCCCAACTCCCCCCTCGCCCCCGAACACCGCTCCTGCAACCGCTCCGCAGGCGCCACCCACGGCAACGCCATGCGCGCACAACAACAACAACCACAACCACCACCACCGCCCACGAACACACGCTGGCGCTGGCCCAAAAACAACTAACCACGCGGAGACCCAACATGGCCATCAAAGCCAGACGAGTAACCGTCACAACCACACCCACCCTGCTCAACACCCCAGACCCCAACAAGTACGGCGGCCCCGAATCCATCGTCGCCCGCGTCCCCGCCGACGGCACCACAATCGACATCGGCGGCCCAGACGTCACCGCCAACGGTGGACTCGCCGTACTACCAGGCGAATACTCGCCCGCGATCCAACTGGAGGACGGCGAAACCCTCTACGCGATTACCGCCACCGGAACAGTCACCGTCCACATCCTCGAACAGGGCATCTGACATGCCCATCACCACAGCACCGTCCCCCCAAGCCACGGCCGTCAAAACGGCCCAAGCAACAACCGGCAGCATCCCCGCCACCGCCTCCGCATCCGTCGCCGTGACCTGGACCACACCATTCCCCGACGCCACCTACACCGTGACCGCGTCAGTCGTGAACGCCAACACAGGCGAGGCCCTACGAGTCCGCCGCATCGAATCCGTCACCACAACCGGCGCCGTCGTAAACGTGATCAACAACGCCCTCACGGCCCAGACCGGAACAGTCCACGCCATCGCCGTCGCCAACTGACGAAGACCACGCCGGCCCGAAAGTTCACAGACCTCAACCGGCAGCAGAGTGCGCACTCTTTTAGATCCCTCCCCGCGGTGTGACAACCTCAGATTGGCCCGGTCGTGACGCCTTGCGGTTGCGGGTTCGAGGCGAAGTCTGGTGCTGGTCTGGCTGCTCATCGTCGGGCGTGCAAGTCGAAGGAAGCCGCGTCGTCGACGTCGGTGGTTGCGGCGTTGGCAGATCAGGTCGCGGCGGATGCGCCGGCAGCGTTGCGGGCGGCTGCGTTTCAGGTGGGTCTTGCGATCGACTTGACGGAGTCTCCGCGGGACCTTGCGGCGTTGTCGCGGGAGTTGCGGGCGCTGCTCGGTGAGATTGCCGATTCGACCGGAGGGCAGGTGACCGATGGCGTCTCGGACATCGCTGCTGCTCGAGCCCGACGTCTTGCCCGCGTTCAGAACGCATCCTGAGTTTGCCGGTTCGTCAGGTCGCGAGGTCACGGAACTGGCTGCGGCCTACGGCCTCCGGTTGGACCCGTGGCAGGCGGATGTGCTTCATGTCGCGTTGGGCGAGGGTGCCGATGGGCGTTGGGCTGCGCGGGACGTTGGGCTGGTCGTCCCGCGTCAGAACGGCAAGGGTGCGGTCCTTGAGGCGTTGATCCTGGCGGCGTTGTTGTTGTTCGATGAGAAGTTGGTTCTGTATTCGGCGCATGAGTTTAAGACGGCGCAGGAGATGTTCCTTCGGGTCAAGGCACTGTTCGAGTCGTCTCCGGAGCTGATGGCGAGGGTGAAGCAGATCCACAACGCCCACGGGGCTGAGGGGATCGAGTTGAAGTCGGGGCATCGGCTGCGTTTTGTGGCGCGGACGAAGGGTTCCGGGCGTGGGTTCACGCCGCAGCGGATCATCCTTGACGAGGCGTTGAACCTTTCACCGCGTTCGGTTTCGGCGCTGTCGTTCTCGATCTCGGCGCAGGACAACCCGCAGGTCTGGTTCGTGTCGTCCCATCCGGAGCGGACGTCGGAGGGAGAGTTCCTTCGAGGCCTGATGCGTCGCGGCCGTGTCGGCGATTCGACTTTGGCGTATGTGGATTTCTGTGCGCCGGACGATTGCGATCCGCATGATGAGGGGTCGTGGCGGGCTGCGAATCCTGGGTTTCCACATCGGATAGGCCGTGAGACGATCCGTGCCGAGTTGAACCGGGTCGACATGGCGGACTTCCTTCGGGAACGTCTCGGGGTGGTCGATCTGACCGAACAGGTCGCGGACCGGATTGTCCCTCAGGATCTGTGGGCAAGCGGCGGCGACGTCGACCGTGTGCCCGAAGGTCCGGTGTGCTGGGCCATCGACGCATCCCCGGACCTGAAGTCGGCCGCGATCTGTGTGTCTGACGGCACGGCAGGCCGGGTGGTTGAGCACCACCCTGGGGTCGGCTGGCTGCCTGACGTACTCGCCGGTCTGCTGTCTGAACGTCCTGGGCCAGTGAGGCTCGATCCGAAGGGGCCGATCTCGGCGCTGCTGGTCGACCTGGACGAGCGCGAGATCGAGTGGGACAAGGTGTCCCCGCAGGAACATTCGCAGGCGTGTGGCGGGCTGCTCGCCGCTGTGCTGTCGGGTGCGGGTGCGCTTCACGGTGATCAGCCGGTCCTGAACGCGGCGGTTGATGGTGCGACCCGCCGTCCGTATGGCGATGCGTGGGCGTGGAATCGTCGGACGTCGTCGGTGGACATCTCGCCGCTGGTGGCTTTCACGCTTGCCCGGTGGGGTGCTCTGCAACAGCCGTCGTCCGCACCGTCCGACTTCTTCACGATCTGAGGAGCCAACTGTGGCTGGTGTGATGTTCGTACTTGGGGTGATCCTTCTGGTCGGTGGGGTCGCGTTGGTTTCTGTTCCAGCAGCCGTTGCGACGGCTGGTCTGCTGCTGCTGGTCGCCTCGGTCGACCTGTCGGATAGCCAGTGAGCCGGATTCGTAGCCTGTTCGGCATCGAGGAACGTTCCTTCGCACCCGTCGACATCCCCTATTCGGGTGGGTCGTGGGATGCGGGGATGGTCTGGTCCGGGGCGACGTCGTCCGCTGCGGTCACCACGGAACAGGCGATGCGGCTATCGGCCGTGTTTGCCTGTTTGCGGCTGCTGTCTGAGGCGGTTGCGTCTCTGCCGATGGACACGTTCAGCCGCGAGGGTGGCACCCGCCGGCCGTTCCGTCCCCAGCCCGACTACTTGACGTTTGATCCTCCGCAGGGGTCACGGATCGAGTACCTCTCTCAGGTGATGTTGTCGTTGTTGACGGCCGGGGACGCCTACGTGCTGACCCCGCGTGACCGGCTCGGTGTCCCGGTGGACCTGATCCCGTTGGATCCGGCACGTGTCCGGATCGACCGGTCGTCCGGGAAGGCCCGCTGCTTCGTCAACACCAACGAAGGCGAGATCGAACTTGACCCGCAGCTCGACGTCATGCACATCAAGGGGATGACCCTCCCCGGTTCGTCTGTCGGAGTGTCCCCGATCCGTTATGCCGCAGAAACGGTCGGTCTGGGTCTGGCTGCACAGCGGTTCGGACAGTCCCTGTTCGAAAACGGTGCTCTCCCGGGCGCCGTCCTTGAGGCTCCAGGCGATATGAAACAGGAAGCCGCCGACCGGTTCCGGGATTCGTGGAACGACCGGCATCGTGGCATCGGGAACGCCCACCGTGTCGGTGTGCTCACCAACGGCGCGAAGCTGAAGCAGGTGTCGATCAACCCGGACGAGGCACAGTTCCTCGAAACGAGAAAGTTTCAGGTCCCGGATGTGGCCCGGGTCTTCGGTGTCCCTCCGCACCTGATCGCGGACGCTTCGGGTTCGACGTCTTGGGGAAGCGGGCTGGCCGAGCAGAACTTGGCGTTCGGACAGTTTTCGTTGCGGCCTTGGGTCGACCGGATCGAAGAAGCACACACCCGCCTGTTGTCCACACACGGCATGTCGACGGTGTTCGTGAAGCTCAACATGGACGCGCTACTTCGTGCGTCCCTCAAGGACCGTTACGACAGTTACGCGGTCGGCATCCAGAGCCAGTTCCTGACCCGTAACGAGGTCCGTTCCCTTGAGGACCTGCCACCGGTTGCCGGTGGAGACGATTTCCCTGACCCGCCAGCCGGCACGCCCACCGGAGGTACAGCATGACCGTGACTGCCACCCGGTTGTGCGTGACGTGCGGTGAGTACGTCACAGGCCAAGGTCGAAGGCTCTACTGCCGCGACGAGTGCGCTCAGATCACCAAAACCTGCGCCGAATGTGGCGAGGAATACCGGACGAGCGTCAAGCGACGCAGGCGCCCTTGCTGCTCGATGGAGTGTGGGACCTGGTACAGGGCTCGAGACCGCAAGGTCGAGAAGGTCACGTGCTCCTGCGGCGAATGTGGCAAGACCTTCCAGAAGTACCCATCCGAGATTGCCGAAGGTAGAGGCCGGTTCTGCTCTCGGACGTGCTCGATGGTGGGACGCCCCATAAACGGCCGGCCGAGCGTAATCGGTGACGAAGTCCTGGACCTCGTTGAGTCGGCCGGTCTTCTCGTAGACCGAGAGGTTCGAGTCGGACGCTGGTCGTTGGACGCGGTGCCCCGAGGCACCAAGGTTGCTATCGAACTCGACGGAGAGTTCTGGCACTCCCTACCAGACATGGTCGACCGCGACCAACGGAAGGATGCCTACCTCACTTCCCGAGGTTGGCAAGTCATCCGAGTGGTTATGCGAGCCCACGAGACAGCTTCTGAAATCGCCGCACGACTCTTGGAGGTCATCCAGCATGAAGAACTTTGAGCGTAGGGCCATCACTGACCCGGAACGCCGAACCTTCAACGAACCGGTCGAACTCCGCGCCGAGGGTGAGAAGCGGGTCGCGTTCGGTTACGCAGCCGTGTTCGGGAAGCTGTCACAGAACCTCGGCGGGTTCGTCGAACAGGTCGCACCTGGCGCATTCACGAAGACCATCCAGGAACAGGACGTCCGGGCACTGTTCAACCACGATGAGGACCACGTTTTGGGACGGATGGGGGCCGGCACGCTCCGCATGGTCGAAGACGACGACGGTCTGGCCTACGAAATCGACCTTCCGAACACCACGATCGGCCGTGACGTCGCGGAGATGCTCCGCCGCGATGACATCTTTGGCTCGTCGTTCGGATTCCGTGTCATCGAGGACGAATGGGGGGAGACCGAACAGGGCTTCCCGCTACGCACACTCAAGCAGGTCTCACTCCGCGACATCGGGCCGGTGACCTTCCAGGCATACCTCGACGCCCCTGCCGCGCTCCGTTCCCTCGCCGAGACACGCAACCTCGACCTGAACACGCTTGTTGCCGCCTCTGAGGCCGGCGACCTGCGTTCCATTCTCGTCCCCACTGGGGACGAACCGCCCGCAGATGAATCGGACGATGGCCGGGAAACCACCGTCGACCGTGAACGCATCGGCTGGCTTCACAGCTGACGGCCGCCCGCACGGCACCGCAGCACACACAAGCACGACGAGGCACCCGACCGGGTGCCTCCCATCATGAAAAGGACGAATGATGAGCACCATTGACATCGTGCGGGAGAACTTCAAGGCCCGCCAGAACATCCAGGGCGAACTGCGCTCGATCGATGAGGCAGCGACCGCCGACAACCGCGACTACACCGACACGGAACAGGTCGAGATCGACGAGAAGCGGTCGCAGCTCAAGGCGATCGACAACCGCATCTCGGAGAACCTCGAGCAGCAGGTCCGTTCGGAGGAGATCAACTCCGGCCTTGACCGGTTCCTCGGCGTGATCGCCGACCGTGAGTCCGGTGAGGTCCACGACACCCGTTCGTTGGGTGAGCGGTTCACCACCGACGAGTTCCGTAGCTGGGCGGCAGGTGGCGCCCGCGGTTCCTCGCCGGCCATCGACGTCGACATGGACTTCCGTGCCGTGACCAACGTCACTACGGGTGCCACGTCCGGTGGTGCGCTGATCAACAACGAGCGGCTGGGGCGTACCGGTCAGGACTTCCTCGACCGGCGCACGTTCCTCCTTGACCTGCTTCCGTCGATCAACGTGTCGACCGGCAGCGTCGAGGTTGTCCAGGACCAGTCGCCGCTCGCTGACCTGGCGGACGGTGCAACGACCGTGGCCGAGGGTGCTGCGAAGCCGCAGGTCGGGCCGACGCTCGCGGTGATCACCGAACCCATCCAGACCATTCCTGCCTGGGTGAACCTCACCCGTCAGGTTGCCGCGGACTCCCCGCAGATCCAGAGCTACCTCGACGGTCGGCTGCGCTACGCGGTCAAGCGTCGTGCCGACGCGCAGGTCATCTCGGGCAACGGCACCTCCCCGAACATCTCGGGTCTGACCGACCGGGCGGGGATCAACACCTACGCCCCGGCTGCGGTCGGTACGGAGGACACCGCGATCTCCATCCGCAAGATGATCGCCCAGATGGAGCAGGACGAGGCGGTCGCTGAGATCGTCGTCCTGAACCCGTCGGACGCAGAAAAGTTCGACCTCACCAACTATGCGACGGCCGGCCTTCACGCCGTCCCGAACGTGGCTGGCGCCGGTGCCCGCACCGCATGGGGTCTGACCCAGGTCCGTTCCACGGCCGTGGCCCCCGGCACGGCTGTCCTGCTCGACCCGATGGCCGTGGCGGTCTTGGACCGCCAGCAGGTCACGGCGTACATGACTGACAGCCACGCCTCGAACTTCACCAGCAACATCCTGACGCTTCTCCTTGAGACGCGTCTGGGTCTGGCGGTGTTCGAGGCGGCCGGGATCGGTGTCGTGACGTTCGACTACACGGCCTGATCCAACCCGTGAGTGGGACGGCGCAGCCATGCGGCTGCGCCGCCCCACCACTCAAGAAGGAGCCTGCGATGGCAGACAACAAGAACGGTGTGTGGCTCGACCGGGAAACCGGCAAGGTCGTGACATCACAGCCCGTCCGAGGACGACTGATCGTCACGCCTGGCGGGAAGATCACCAAGAACGTGCAGTCACTCATCGACCGGTACGAAGCGAACTATGCGACGGTCGAGCAGGCCACCGCACCGGACGTCCCCGAGAAGCGTGAAGCCGGGGGGACCTGTGCCGGGACTACCGCGTCAGGCAATCCGTGTTCGAAGAAGGCCGGCGACGACGGCTACTGCCACCTTCACGATGACGACTGATGATCACCAACGGATATTTGTCGTTGGTCGAGGCCCAGTCTGATCTGGGCATTTCCGACAGCGACGACGACACGAGGATTGAACGTGCCGTGACGGCTGCGTCGCGGCTGATAGACGAGTGGTGCGGACAGCGGTTCTGGCAGGACCCGTCCGACACGACCCGATATTTCACCCCACACAACCCTCACCGGCTCCTCCTGACGTCCGGGTCGTACGACGTGAAGGCAGCAACGGTCACTTCGGTGACGTCTGTGGCTGTAGACACGACCGGTGACGGGACGTTCGACCAGACGTGGACCGAGGGGACCCACTTCTTCCTGTCGCCTCGGGGTGCTGCAACGTCGGTACGGCCGTACGACACGTTGGAGCCGCTCCAATCGTCCTACCGTTTGCGCGTGGGGGCGGTCGATTCGGTCGAGATCGTCGGCGTGTTCGGGTGGCCTGCCGTCCCCGCAGAAGTCAAGGAAGCGTGCGCGATCCAGTCGCAAGTCCTGTTCAAGCGTGCCACGGAAGGTGCTGTCCCGATCGTGTCGATGGACGGCACCACGTTGCAGGGCGGGTCAAAGTTTTTGGACCGTGAGGCACAGCTGCTGCTTCTTCCGTTCCGCCGGTTCCCGGCAGTGGCCTGATGGTGGCGCCGACGATCCGCCAGATCCGTGCCGGGCTCGGGGCCCGTCTGGACACCATCGCCGGGCTGCGGGTCCACGACACCGTCCCCGGCCAGTTCTCGCCACCTGCCGCGGTCGTGGGGATGCCTGTCCGGGCCGAAACCGAAACGATGCTCCGCGGGACCGACCGGTACGAGATCGACGTCTGGGTCGTGGTGTCACGGCAGGCCGACACCCAGTCTGAGAAGGCCGTCGAGAACTACCTGAATGCGACCGGTGCGACGTCTGTTCGTGACGCGATCTACGGCGACAAGACGCTCGGTGGCGTCGTCAACGACGTCTACGAGGTCAGTGCTACCCCGTCGGTGTTTCCGTTCGGTACAGGCTCCAACGAAGTGACCTACATCGGGATCGAGTTCCGATATCGGGTTCTCGCCACAGGGAAGGACTGAACGTGAAATACATGATCGTAGGTAGCCACGAGATTGATGGGGTGGCCCCTGGCGGGACCGTCAACGTCGTCGACGAGAAGCGTGCCCGGATGTTGGTCCGTGCAGGTCACATCGTCCCGGACGAACAGAACTGTTCGGGGACTACCGCGTCAGGCGGCCCGTGTTCGAAGAAGGCCGGCGACGACGGCTACTGCCACCTCCACAACAGTGAGGACGACTGATGGGCACCTTCGTACTGTCCGAGGCCACGATCCTGCTTGGCGGGGTCGACCTGACCGCGAAGTCGAACCAGATCGGCCTGAACTACGAGGCGGAGACGCAAGACTCGACGGTGTTCGGCGTCGGCACCCGGACGATGAAGGCCGGACTGTTCACAATCTCTGGTGAGGTCGGCGGGTTCACCGACGAGACCATCACCGGGTCGGCCGTGTTCGACGCCGTGGGTGCTGGCCCGTCGGTGTTCCAGGTCGCGGCACCGGGGACAGACGGCACGGCCGGGTATGCGTTCAAGTCGATCGCCGCATCCCATCAGCCGCTGGCCGGTTCGGTCGGTGACATGGCTGGCGACAGCCTTTCGTTGTCCGGCAAGTCTGGTGTGCCGCTGGTCCGCGGCACCATCCTCATCCCCGTGGCATCCGCCAAGACCGCGACAGGTACCGGTACTGGACGTCAGCTCGGCGCGGTCGTGTCCGGCGAGAAGGTCTACGGCGCCTTGAACGTCGTGGCTGCGTCGGGCACGTCTCCGACGTTGGACGTGGTCGTGCAGTCGGACGACAACGCCGCGTTCACGTCGCCCACCACGCGCCTCAGCTTTTCTCAGGCGACCGGGGTAGGTGACGGTTGGCAGTCCGCCGACGGGCCGATCACAGACACATGGTTCCGAATTTCATACACCATCGGCGGCACAACCCCCAGCTTCACGCTGCAAGTTTTGGTCGGCATCCGCTGACCAGCGATCCCATCGCGTCCCGCCTAGTGCGGGGCGTCCGCATGCAAGGAGAACCACATGGCAACGAAGGTACTCACAGACGCTGTGATCATTCTTGGCGGGGTCAACCTGTCAGATCACGCAAACCAGGTCACCCTCAACTACGAGGCTGAGACGCAGGACGACACCGTCTTTGGCGATGACACCCGATCCGCGGCGGGCGGGCTGAAGAACTGGTCCGTAGAAGTGTCCTTCCTGCAAGATTTCGCTGCAGGTTCGGTCGACGCCACCCTTTTCGCCCTGATCGGCACCACCGCGACTTGGTCCATCAAGGGAGATTCGGCGGCGACTGGTGTCGACAATCCCGCCTTCGGGAACAACGTCACGACTGGACTGTTCGTGAGCGCCCCCCCGCTCGGGAACTCCGTTGGTGACATGGCCGGGACGTCTGTGTCGATCGTCCCCGGTGGCGCTTCACCGACCCTTGTCCGCGCCACAGTCTGATGGCCGAGAAGGGCTACATCGAAGTCGACGGGCTCAAGCAGTTGCAGCAGGCCACACGTCGTGCAGCAGACACGGATCTGCCGAAGCGGATGGGGCAGGCCCACAAACAGGTTGGCGAGTTCATCAAGGCTTTGGTCGACCGCGAGTCTGACCCTGCTGCGGTCGGACTCGGCAAGGGCGCCGAGTTGCGTCCGTCGGCGTCGAAACGTGAAGTCATGCTGCGCCTCGGCGGGTCGCACCGTGCCGGCCACACACCGGAGAAGCAGTGGGGCAAAACGGTTGTGAGGGCGTTCCAGAAAGCCCCTGACCGTCCCTTCGTCAAAGGGACCGTCGAACGTCACCGTAAAGAGATCGGTGACTTCTTCCTCAAGGCCGTGTCCGAAGCGATGGACCCGGCATTCCACAAAACGGAGCCATAAACATGTCAGACACGTTGAAACGTCGGGACCTGATCGTGGCGTGCAGCCTCGCGAAGATCACGGTCGCACAGTTGGAGTCGGACCCGACCGGACAGATGGCGTTGGCCTACCTGGTGGAGAAGCGGGCCGGCGACACCGACGACGACTTCGAAACTTGGCTGGACTCGGACCTTGACGTCGAGGTGTCTGAGGGTGAGACGTCGGACCCTTCCTGATTGGGGAGCATTACCGGGACATGGCCGAGTTTTGTGCCGTGTTCTCGTGGTGTTCCCCGCCAGTGTTCTGGGATCTGACGTTGGACGAGTGGCGGGCTTTGCGTCCGACGGTCGCCGCACAACTTAAGGGAGGCTGACGATGGCGAAGGGCACCCTTACAGTCCGCCTCGTCGGCGACAAGAAGCCGCTCGACAAGACGCTCGGCGAGGTCGGTAAGTCTCTCGGCGGGTTCGTCGCCAAGGTCGGTGTGGCCGCTACTGCTGCGGCCGGTGTGGTTGCGGCCAAGAGCCTCACCGCGTTCGCCGGCTTCGAGTCGTCGATGAACGAGGTGTTCACGCTCCTGCCGGGCATCTCCGCCGACGCGATGAACGCAATGGAAGGGCAGGTCAAGGACTTCTCGAAGGAGTTCGGGGTCCTTCCCGACAAGGTTGTCCCCTCGCTGTATCAGGCGCTGTCCGCAGGTGTGCCCAAAGACAACGTGTTCGAGTTCCTAGAAACGGCACAGCAGGCCGCGAAGGGTGGCGTGACCGACCTGACGACTGCCGTTGACGGCATCTCGTCGGTGGTCAACGCCTACGGCGACCAGATTTCTGGTGCAGCCGAGGCGTCCGACCTGATGTTCACGGCCGTGCGGTTGGGCAAGACGAACTTCGAGGAGTTGTCGGCGTCGCTGTCGAACGTGACCCCGATCGCGTCCGGTCTTGGCGTCAAGTTCGATGACGTTTCGGCTGCCCTGGCTGCCATCACTGCGAAGGGCACACCGACCGCGCAGGCCACCACACAACTCCGGTCGTTGTTTGTGGAACTGTCCAAGGCTGGTGGCGCGACCGCCGCGACGTTCGAGAAGATCGCAGGCAAGTCGTTCCAAGAGTTCATCGCGGAGGGCGGCAACACCGCCGAGGCGTTGGACTTGATGAAGCAGGCCGCCGACGAGTCCGGCGTGCAGCTACAGGACTTGTTCGGTTCGGTCGAGGCCGGTGGGGCAGCACTGTCGCTGGCGTCCGACTCGACGTTCGCAGACAACATCGAGGAGATGGGCGCTGCGGCTGGCGCGACACAGGGCGCGTTCGACCAGATGAACACCGGCATCGCCCCAGTTATCGACAAGATCAAAGCGTTCTCGAACGTGGTCCTGATCGAGATTGGTGAGAAGGTCGCGGATGTGTTCAACGTCCTGGCGGCATGGTGGGCGGGGAACGGCCCGCAGATCGTCTCCAGGGTTCAGGAGATCGCTTCTGCTATCGGCGGCAGGATGCAGGAAATCGGCGCGGCTATCTCCGGGTTCGTGTCGGGTGCACTCGCGACACTGTCCGACTGGTGGGGCACGAACGGGCCGCTCATCATCGACGCGATGAACCGCATCGCCGGAGTGGTCCAGGACACGCTGGTCGCTGCGTTCGGGACCCTGTCAGACTGGTGGTCTGAGAACGGTTCCACGATCACCTCGGCTGCAGAGACCATGTCGGACGGGGTAGGAAAGGCGTTCGACAAGATCGCGGACGCTGTCGAGTTCGTCCAAGAAAACTGGGACAAGTTCAAGGTTGCCATCGGTGTTGCCGTCGCGATCATGATCCCACACTTCGTTGCGCTCGCCACAGCCGCTGTCATCTCGTCGGTCAAGCAGGTTGTCGCTTGGGTGGCGACGAACGCTGCGGCGATCGGTGCTGCTGTGGTCCATTCGGCTCAGGTGGCGTTGATGGTTGCAAAGTGGGTGTTTGTGGGTGCCCAGTCGCTGTTCCATGCGGCGAAGGTCGCTGCTGCGTGGCTGATCGCGATGGGCCCGATCGGGCTGGTGATCGCCGCGGTGGTCGGGCTGGTGGCCCTGATTATTGCCAACTGGGACACGATCAAGCGGGTCACCGCAGATCTGTGGAACAAGGTCAAGGAGTGGACTTCCGCAGCGTGGGACGCGGTCAAGAACGGCATCAGCGCAGCGTTGACGTTCGTCAAGAACTTGTTCCTGAACTTCACCGGCCCCGGCCTGATCATCAAGCATTGGGACACGATCAAGCGGGTCACGTCGGAGACGTGGGACAAGATCAAGGGGGCCGTGTCGGGTGCGCTCGACAAGGTCGTCGGGTTCGTCACGGGGATGCCTCGCCGGATTGCGACTGCCGCGTCGGGGATGTGGGACGGTCTCAAGGATGCGTTCCGTGGGGCGATCAACTGGATCATCGACAAGTGGAACAACCTGTCGTTCACGTTGCCGGGCGTGACGGTCCCGGGTCTTGGCCAGGTCGGAGGGTTCACCCTTTCCACTCCGAACATCCCGCGTCTGGAGCAAGGCGGCGAGGTCCTCCAGACGGGTCTTGCTGTGGTCCACAAGGGCGAACGTTTCTCTGGGACCCGCAACGAGTTCCCGATCGGCCAGCCCGGAGGCGGCGACACCTACATCACGGTCAACATGCCGAACTATGTCGGTGACAAACGTGAGATGATGCAGGTCATCAAGGCCGAACTGGCGAAGGACGCACGCCGCGGCGGGAAACTCATCGCCAACGTGGTTGCACAGTGACCCTTCCCGGCCTGACGTTCCAAGTCGCGTTCGGGGTCGACCCGGGAACAGTCCCAACCGCAGGACAGTGGACAGACCTTTCCGCACGGATGCGGGTCGAACCTGGCGTCTCGTGGTCGTATGGCCGCCAAACCGAACTTGACCGGATGCAGGCCGGCATCGGCTCGGTAAGGCTGGACAACTCTGACCGGGCGTTGGACCCGACCAACGAAGCGGGCGCGTACTGGCCGAATGTTCGGCCGATGGTCCGATGCCGTCTGACCGCCGACGCCTACTCCGACATCTACTCCGACATCTACGGCTACGACACCCAGGTGTTCGAAGGGTTCGTGGAGGGGTGGGCGCCGTCGTGGCCGGGACAGACCGACTCGGTGGTCGACGTCCCGATCGTTGACGGGTTCAAACTCCTGTCGATGGCGCGGACCTCTGCGGCCTACGCCGAGGAGGCTTCTGGCACGCGGGTCACCAATCTGCTTGACGCGGGCGGCTGGCCTGCCGGCCGGCGGGCCGTCGACGTCGGCCAGTCCGACGTGCAGGCATATGCGGCGTCAGACCGGATCGTCCTCAACGCGATCCAGGATGCGGCCAACACTGAGGACGGCGTGTTCTACATCACGCCGTCCGGTGATGCGACGTTCTTGTCCCGCTATTCGAGGGTCAACACGGCAAGCGTGGTGACGTTCGGTGACGGCGTCGGCGAACTTCCGTATGCGGCGTTGCAGACCACGTTTGATGACGACCGCTTGTGGAACGACATCTCAGCGACCCCCGACGGGCTGACGATCCAACGGGCCGTCGACGCGGCTTCACAGTCCGCCTACGGGCCTCGGTGGCTCGACCTACAGACGTTGCACACCACCGAAAACGAAGCGGCCGATTTCGCGTCATGGCTGCTCGGACGGTATTCCGAACCTCGGCTGCGGGTCGACGCGATCCAGATCCTCGGACACTCCTCTGCCGACGTGCTCGAGCAGTGTCTGTCACGTCGGCCGGGTGACCGGGTGACGGTGATGCGACGTCCGCCGGGTGGCGGCGACCCGATCCAACTGGACGTGTTCATCGAGTCTGTGGACCACCGGGTCGGTGCGGACGAGTGGGTCACCACGTGGTCGCTGTCCCCTGCGTCTGATGACGTGGTGTGGTTGTTGGGTGTTGCCGGGTTCACGGAACTCGGGTCGACCACCAAGCTCGGTTATTGACCGACAGAGGAGTTTTTGATGGCTGGGTTTACGGTAGGGCAGGTGGTCACCGCTGCCGATTTGAACAACGGCCTGGGGCTTCGTGAGGTTGTCGTGTTCGCGACGTCGGGGACGTTCACGCCGGCAAGCTATGCGTGGTTGCGTGCTGTTGACGTCGAGGTTGTTGCCGGCGGCGGCGGTAGCGGCGCGGCTGGTACCACAGGGGCGGCGGAGATATCCGCCGGTGCCGGTGGTGGTGGCGGCGGATACTCCCGCAAGTTCATTCCCATCGCGTCGCTGTCGAACGAAGAAACGGTGACAGTCGGGGCGGGCGGCTCGGGTGGGACCGCCTCCGTCGCTCCCGCAGGGCCGGGAGGAAACAGCAGTTTTGGTAGTCATCTGACTGCCAACGGGGGCGCCGGCGGCGTCGTCGGTACCGCCGACGGCTACAACACTGCGTATGCCACCATCTCGTCGGGTGGGTCCGCGTCTGGCGGCGACGTGAACATTCGTGGCGATGACAGCGGCGAGGGATTCGCCACCTATTCAAACAGGGTCCATTTGGCTGCTGGCGGAGGTGGTGTGCTGGCCGCCCGACGCGGAGGTGGCATCACATCGACCAGCGTCGCAGGCAGTGGCGGCCATGCCTACGGCGGCGGCGCTAGCGGCAGTGCTGCCGCCGAAAACAATGCCACGGGTCGGGTCGGTGCGGCCGGTGCGGCCGGGGTCGTCATCGTCCGGCTCTACGCATGACAACCGAAGGAGGTTGCTGATGCCGCTCGTCGCAGGCACAACAGGACACCTAGCCGACCACGAACAGACCGCCATGTGGGTCAACCACGGCACGTCCGCCGCCACGGCACGCCCAACGCTCGGTCCCGACGGGAACGACGGGAACGTTGCCGGTCTGGTGATCTGGGTCGGGACGGTCGAGCCGACCAACGCACTCGCCACGGACATCTGGATCAACAACTCGTAGGAGCATCTGAACCGATGACTACCCCGACACTTGTAGTGCTGGCTGGCCGGTTCACCGGCCCGGACAGCAACCCTGCCAGCGGCACGGTGACGTTCCGTGCGTCGGTGGCGTCACAGTCACCGACACACGACCTGCTGCTACCCGCCTCAACACTCGTCGCAACACTCGACGCGGCCGGCGAGTTCACCGTCGACCTGTACGCCACCGACGACACGGATTGGGCTGCACCGGGCTGGACGTGGGAAGTCACCGAACGGATCAGCGGGGCCGACCACCGCGTCTACAACGTCGAGATTGCTGCGGCGTCTGCGCCTGGTCCGGTCCAGCTCGCTGACCTGTCGCCGGCAGTGACCCCCGTGGTGGTCGCGTCGTACGTCTTGCAAGCCGCGTACGACGCCCACGTTGCTGGTGCTGCGACCGATGCCGAACTGGCTGCGGTGGGCGACACCACTCCATATGTGGTGGAGCACGGCGCGACTGCCGCCACGGACCGGCCTGTCACGGGCAGGGTGGCGATTTGGGTTGGGACGGTCGAACCGACCAACGCACTCGCGACCGACATCTGGATCAACAACTCGTAGGAGTACACAAAATGGTTATTCAAATCACGGCGGCGGGTAGTGGCACCTCTGCGTCGCCTCTGTCTGGCTGGAAGATCGGCGACTGGATCGGCCCCGGTGCCGCTTCTGTCAGCCAGTTCGCGTTCGCGGACGGCGATCTGCGGGTCACTCCGCTTCCGATCCCAGCGTCGCAGGTGGTCGACGGATTCTCCTTTGAAGTCACCAACGCTGGCTCGACCGGGTCCCTCTGTCGAGCGGTGATCTATCAGGATGCAGACGGTGACGGGAGGCCAGAGACTCTGGTTGCGGATCTCGGCACAGTCTCCGGCGAGACAATAGGTCTAAAGCAGATCACGGGGCTGGCTGTCAACGTGTCCGACATTGACCAGTTGTGGGGAGGGGTCGTCAACCAAGGCGGGGCTTCCACGCGCGCAGGACTCCGCTATATCACCGCTCACTCACGACCCGCCGTCTGGGCCGCGCCATCGCTGGGCATGACTGTGTCTGCAATGGCAGTGACAGGAATCAGCGGGGCAGCCCCGACGACCGTCGCGTTCGGTCCGGCGTCGGGGGGCGGGGCAAGGTACGCGATTAGGAGAGGGTCATGAGAATAGAAGTGACCTCGCGGTAACGATTCTTCCCCCGCAAGAGAAAACATTCACAAGGAGACACCATGAAGCCAGGCATCCGAAGCACCGAGTTCGCCCTCACCGTCCTCGCCGTCATCGGCCTGTTCGCACTCGCCGTCATCGACCCGACCCTACGCACCGAAGTCGTCTACCTCCTCGGCGGACTGGTCGCGGTCTACACGTCCGGCCGGACCATCGTGAAGGCCGCCGCCGCAAACGACGACACGTGAGAACGCCCGCCGTAGACGTTGAGGGCTGACGTGTGGACGCCGTCCTCGCACAGGCCGCCGCCGCAGACGTCGCCACGTTCATCGACGTCGTCGCACAAGGCGGCGCCATCGCCGTCCTGTCCTTCATCGTCGTCGCATTCCTGCGCGGGTGGATCGTGCCCCAATCAGTCCACGACCGGGTCATCGAGGACCTCACGAAAGAAGAGGCCCGCAGCGATCGGATGTCCGACAAACTCAACGCCCAGAACGTCGCGATGCGCGAGCAGGTCGTCCCGGCGTTGGTCAGAGCCACCGTCGCGATGGACCGCCGCATCGAACCCCGGCCGGCCAGTCAGGACGGTGGCCCGTGACGTGGTGGCGAAGCAAGCTGACCGTCGACGTCGGAACTACGACCGCGCCTCCGCCGGCGTCCCGCGCAGAAGTGGAATCGGACGTGCTCCTCGCACAGATCGGCAAGTTCGTGGGACGTCTGGACCGGCTCCTCGACCAGATCGACCCCCAACCTCCACGACGCGGAGATGACGATGTCCGCTGAAGACGAACGCCACGACCTTGCCGTGTCCATCGGTGAACTTCGTGGCGAACTGACCGGGCTCAGGGCAGACATGGCCAACGCCCTCGCCCTGTCGTCACGCGAGCTCGACGAGCGGCTTCGCACACGGACACGGTTCACGGCACTGGCGGGCATGGTCGCGGCGTTGGTCCTGCTCGCGGCGGGCGTGGTGGTACGCCAGTCCGACATCAAGGCACAACTCGCGGAACGTCAAGCCGTCGCAGAAGCCAACGCTGCCGCATGTGCGGTCACGACCGAACTGCGGTTGGTGTTGATCGATTCGTTCGCTGGCCGCCGTGACGCTGCCGCGCAGGGACGGACGGGCACGGTCGGTGATGACCGGGTTGCGGAGGTGGCACGGCTCGACGGGATCATCGAACGGCTCGCCACCCTCGATTGTCTCGCGGACGTCCGTGCAACGTTGGACGTGCCCGGTGGCGGCCCGGTGGTGACGCCGTCGCAGGGGTCGCAGCTCGTGTGCGTCGTCGGCCTATGCCTACCAGGAGACAACTGAATGTCCCGAATGCTGTGGCTCCCAGACGTCCTCACCGACGCCTACCGAGGCACCAACGTCACCGTGTCCGTCGAACCCGGATGGGACACCCGCGGGAACGGCAACTTCGACCCAATCGGACTGGTCGCACACCACACTGCCGAGACCGGCAACTTCGACAACATCTGCAACTACTGCTTCCGCACCGCGAAGTACGCGCCGCTGTGCCACATCGTGTCCCGACACGACGGGCTCGAGGTCCGTGTAGGCGCCGCCGGCCGCACCAACCACGCAGGCAAGGGCAACGCCCCGTGGGCCGGCACGGACGGCAACGGCCACCTCGTCGGGTGGGAAGCACAAGGACACCCGGCGATCCCGTGGGAACCCAAACACCTCGACACGCAGGCCCGCGGCCACGCCGCCATCTTGAACAAGCTCGGCCAGCCCGCCTCCCACCTCCTCGAACATTACGAGTGGGCCGGTCCGCGCAAGACGGACCGTCACTCGATCGACCCTGACAGGTGGCGCGGCATCGTCGCGTCTCTCATGACCCGCCGTAAGGAGTTCCCTGTGGATGCAGTACTGCTCGTACACCCCTCGACCGGTACCCCGGATGCCCTCGCGGCGTTGGCGGGGATCTTCGACCGTCCCGACCAGCGTGTCGGCCTGGTGTGCAACGCGGACGCGGCGAAGGCTGCACTGCGTGAGGGCAAGCGGGTGTGGGCCATCGGTGGTGCAGCCGCTGCGATGGTCGATGGTGACCGGGATCTGGTTGGGGCGGCTCGTCTGGACACGTTGGCGAAGGTCCAGGCGCAGGCGGCCAAGGGCTGGTGACGGTGGAGCGTTGGCGCCGCCGGCGGTACACGCGACGTTGCTAGCGGCTGTCCTACCTCTGTGGCATCCTCTAGGCGACGTCATGAAGGGACCGTGATGGACGAACTCGACGCGGACTTCTGGCCGCACGACCGCGTCGGCAACGACTGCACGAAGTGTCTGCGACCGCTCACCGAAGTGGCTGGACGGGCGTGTATTCCCACTACTGCGTGGCTCATCGCCCGAGCGAAGGTTCTGATGGCACCGCGACCATGTCCTGCGTGTGGCTACATCGGATCAAAGATTTGGCACGAGCGACCCGACGGCGAAAGCTGCAACTGACCACCCGCTAGTAGGACCTCAATGTCGGCGGTACACGCGACGTTGCTAGCCCACGTCGCAGCCGTGTGGCATCCTCGGTAGTCGATGTTCCAGGAGGGCGCACAGATGAACGTGAGCATCGCAACAACCACGCCGGAGGCGGGCGGCTACTACAGCGTGAAGCACGACATTGAGCCGGTCTCGCTGGGCGCGGGTCGCCGGGCCAAGGTCAGCAAGATCAACGTCTGGTCCAACGGCGAGGTGTCGGTGTTGATCGACTATCTGGAGGAGATGGCCGACGGCAGGTGGTCAATGAATGCTCAGGCCAGAGCGGACAGCCCCATGCTTCGCTTCCTCGGGATTCTGGACCTTGTGACCTCTGCCGCTGAATCTCGCGTCGAGGAGATCTCCAAGGAAGCGTTTGCGACATGGACGAGGACTGTCACCTCGGCACCTGACCGCATTCGTGTCGGGATCGACCCTTTGACCTGCCGCTCCCGCACAGATCGCGTCGACACGAAGCGCGGTGAGGCCGAGTTGATCCGGGTGACATGGGCTTGTGGCGAAGTCACCTACGGCGATGCCCACGGCGCGTACCGGGACGGCCACCTCCACGCGGTCGATGCCGTCGGTTCCGAAGACCGCGACGAGGAGTCATGAAGTTGGGAGAGCCCATCCCTGAGTCTCGGCACGACCCGGCACGGTCATGCCGAGACAAGATCCCCTACCCGAGCGAGGATGGGGCGAACGCAGCGGCAAAGCGGCAGGCGGCCACGTTCAGCGCCGAGATAGAGGCGTATGACTGCCTCCACTGTGATGGGTGGCACACGGGCAACGTGCCCGTCTGGCTTCGCCTAGATCGCGAGTACGACGTGTGGTCCGCCGTCGGGTAGTGGTCACTCGATCGGAGGAGAACGAACATGGACGACGTCATCCACATCGGAGACACGCAGATCACTGTGTCGTCGCCACATCTGGTCAGCGCAGCACATCGCCCAGCAGTGACCTCACGGCGTCTCTGGTGGGCGATGCTTCTGCCTCGACCGCTGCGCCGCGTCCCGTGGTTGTGGCGTCGAGCAGTCGGCTTGCCACCCGCCCGGTAGCGGTCAACGATTCGAAGTCCGGAGGAGGTTCCAGTGGACAGCAAACCGATCATCGTGACCTGTGATCGAGACGGTTGTGACGGTGACGTCGCGGTCGGTGAGCGCGGGTTCATGCGGCGCGTGGGTTGGGACGAGGAGTTCGACGCCCCGATCGTCCGCGTCTACTGCACGCAGTCCTGCTCGGATACCGAAGTGTGTTGTCCGATTGTGGCACCGCACCGCCATCCCGAGGATGAAGCAGCGGAGGTTGAGAGGGTTCGTTTGCACAACGAGATGGCGAAGAAGGTTCCGGTCGCGGAACGCAGTGCCCCCCAGCCGATGGAGGCCAGACGCAAGGAAGCGATCATGGACACTTGGAGCGACCGCCGGTAGTGGTCCTGCTCGGTCAACGAAGGAGGCCATGATGGCCCACGTGTACCGCTCGACGGCCTGCCAGCACGGCCTGCATGACCAGTGCCGGCACGTCTGCAAGTTCTGTGATTCGCCGTGCCGCTGCGACTGTCACGCCAGCAGGTAACGACGCCTCCCCACCTCAGATACCGTCACTGACCTGACATCAGCAGGACCAAGCCCCCAACCGCCGCGAGGCGGGTGGTTGGCGCTAGACATCATGCCTCCGACACACCTAACGGTGTGTCGGAGGTTTTTTTTGTTATGCTCAGAAATGAATGGTCCCGCGACGCCGTGGGTGACGTGGCGACGGTTCACTGCCTCTCGCCGATGGGATTGCTGGGAGTGGCAGGGCGCGCTGGACCGTGGCGGCTACGGCAAGCTAAGTGGCACGGACTCCGAAGGCAAGCGCCGTCACATTATCGCTCACAGGTTCGTCTACGAACAGCTGATCGGCCCGATTCCAGACGGGTTGACCATCGACCACCTGTGTCTCAACAAGGCGTGCGTCAACCCCTACCACCTCGAGCCGGTCAGTAACCGCGAGAACATTCGTCGCGCGGCAGCGCACGGGCTGTTGGGAGGAGCGCGTAAGACCCACTGCAAGTACGGGCACGAGTTCTCTCCTGAGAATACGAGGAGGGACAAGCACGGGCACCGTTCGTGTAGAGCCTGTGCGCGGATACATCAGCTGAAGTTGACGAACATCAAACGACAGAGAAGACTTGATGCAAGGGTTGAACACTTGTAGTGTCCGCTCTACTTGTATGCCCGCATCCTCCGCAGCCGCTTCACCAACATCCGGTCGTACGCCATCGCCCGCGGGTCATCCAGCAACTCGTTGAGACGTCGGTAGTAGACGGCCTCGGAAACCCCGACCACCTCGCGGATGCCGTAGCCTTTGGCGCCTGCGTACCGCCACCACTCCCGCTCGAAGTCCAGGATCGCGGTCTCGTGCGGAGTCAGATCGGTCATGCTGCGAGCGTGCCCGACCGGTGCGACATCGCTACCCGGCGGTCCAGAAGGTCCGGCCGTCATCATCGAACGAGAACGTGTCCTCGATGATGACCGCGCCACCCACGATCTGATCCGTGGTCACGCTGATACAGAACGTGCCTTGGAACTCTCCGCCAGGGAATCAGTCACATCATTAGCCACTTGACTGATATCAGTGGAGTGTGTAGTGTCCTCCACATGAAGACCACACAGCACACCGCGACCACCTGGGGACAACTCATCCTCGATCGCCGCAAGTCGGGCGCCCACCTCCCCGACGGCTCGACACGACAGGTCGATTTCGCTGACCTGTGCGGGGTCACACAAGCGACCATCTCTGCGTGGGAGAACGGCGAGAGCATCCCGTCCCGCCGCGCGCAACAGACGCTTGTGAACCGGCTCGAGATCACTCCACTGGAACTGTGGACGATCAGCCAAGCGGTCGCAGCGTGAGGAATCCGCTGTGGGTGTAACAGTCGGCGCTGTCGAGTCCACCGGTGGTCGCAGGAAGCACCGGCGAGCTGGCTCCACGAAGCCTCGGACCAACCGCTGTCGTGACTGTCGCCGTCCCATCGGCAAACAGTCCCGCCGCTGCGTCACCTGCGAGAACGTCGCCCGCCACTGCCCACCGCCGTGTCGTCGCGCCCACGAGGAGGTGACCACCACCGGACCTCGGGGGAAGGATGGTGGTCACCCCCTGGTCGGCGTGGCGTTCTCCCCCTGCCTCTCCCCCGAGGCGGGAACCACGTGCGGGCGACGCCGTGGAGTCACGCCGACCATCACCCAATAAGAAGAGGCCCCTCGCGTTTGCGCGCATATGAGGGGCCACCCAACACGAAAGGTAGCCGACATGGCCACCAACATCGAGATCCGCCGGCTCTTGCCGGACTGTCGCACCTGCCCACCTTCACGCCCACCCGGTCAGGCCGCAGTGAAGATCACCACCGACCGCGGCTTCCAGCGGGACGTGTGCGGCCGGTGTGCGCCGCTGCTGGATGCACGCATGTCGCGTCTGTTGACGGTGTCACAGTTCTTCGCGGTCACGGCGGCGCCTGAAAGGTCGGTGGCGTCATGAGCGACCTGCCTGTCCTGACGTTGAAGTCCGGGTCACACAACAGCCCCGACGACGGACTCTGTCTCATGGAAGCCGTCGCATACCTCGCAGGCGAGGAACACAGCGATCATCCGATGTGTGCGTGTTCGGTGCTGGGCGCGTTCGGCCGTTCGTGGAATGACGGGATGCGTACCGACGAGGAACGTGACCAGCTCGTCCCGTATGCGCGGCTGTTGATCGGCACACGCGGCGACAGCGAAGCCGAGTTTCGTCGTGCGTGGTTGGCGTTGGACTGGTCGGTGCGTGTGTCGACTCCTGCGTGGTTGGATCTGGCGGGCCTGTCTGATCATGCCGAGAAGTTGCGACGTCTCCCGCCACAGACCTGCGCGGACGACGTGGACCAGCCAACGTTGGCCGCTGCTGGGGACGCTGCTTGGGCCGCTGCTCGGGCCGCTGCTGGGGCCGCTGCTGGGGCCGCTGCTGGGGCCGCTGCTGGGGACGCTGTTGGGGCCGCTGTTGGGGACGCTGCTTGGGCCGCTGCTTGGGCCGCTGCTCGGGCCGCTGCTCGGGACGCTGCTGGGGACGCTGCTCGGGACGCTGCTCGGGCCGCTGCTTGGGACGCTGCTCGGGACGCTGCTGGGGACGTTCTGGAACCCACGATCACCGAGTTGCAGGCGTCTGCACACGACCTGTTCCGACGGATGATCGCAGCCGGCCCACATGACGCCGCACTGCTCGCGGCGGTCACGTCATGAGTGACCTTCCTGTCCTCGCCTTGTACGCCGCCCTCCTCGGAGCGTTCTTCTTCTTCGTCGGGGTCGCCTCGTGGCTCCTCGACGGCGTGGAGTGGCTCCTCGACCGGGCAGAGAAGCGACGTGATGCGCGTGTGGCACGCCGGTATGCCGACCAGGCGACGACGTTCCGGCGTGACCTGTCGAACGTGCGGACGATCCACAGCCGCCGTGACGAGGTCAACACGTGGAACGACGGAGGCGCAGCATGACCGCCCCTCGGTTCTGTGACCGTTCCACTTGGGGCAACGGCCCGTGGGACAATGAGCCCGACAAGATCCAGTGGATCGACGCGGCCACCGACCTCGACTGCCTCATCGTC